AGGCTTTAAAATGTCCCCTGCCAACGAAAATATATAAAATTTGAGAATAAATGAAGCTGTAAAGACTTAATTTTACTAAGTTTTTATAGTTTTTATTTTTATTTATTTTCGTAGATTTTCAAAAAAGGTGGACAGAATTGTGGACACTGCCATACTAATAGATGTACAAATGAACCGGTTAAAATATTTCGTTGTCCTGTTTCATTTCAGCCAAGACAGAAGCTGTCAAGGTCTTCTCTGCGAGATTTCCTTCTTCAATCTCTTCGGAAGTGTAGTAATAGTCAATGATTGGACATTTCTCTAAAATCTCGTTGTATGGTCCTCTGACAACGTAGATATACTCATCCGTTAGTCCTTCTGCAATATCTTCTTCCAACTCTTCTATCAAGTCGGAATAATCATAAGAGAATGTATATTTGCCCGAATTTATCAAACTTTGTATTTTTATAATAGTTTCAAGAGTTAGATTTTTAAATTCGCTCTCATCATCTCTCACTTTTTCAATAATAGAACGACTGATACCAAGCTCATTTTCTAAATAAATAGCAGGTATAGCCTCATTCTTCAAGACCATTTTAATTCTTGTCGTATTGATTTTCATTTCATTTACTTCCTCTCTTCATTATCGAATATTTTCCAAGTTACTTTCAATTGCTTCTCTAATCATCAATTCTATCCAACAATGCTCTCATTTCTGGATGTCTGTACCAAGGTTCTGGTTCAGGTGGTTTTATACTCAACTCAAGAATAGTCCTGTGTAATTTATTCATATAATCATCTTGTTTACGTTTTTCAATAACCTTCTTGTCAATCATTCCACTACGCCAAAATTTCTTCATATCAGTTAAAGCTTTCTATATCAGATTATTCATTGATGTATTCTAAAAATGCAGATGTTTCTAAATATTTTTCAATCGTTCCGCTATCTGCTAGATTATAATAAACTTTCATGGCATCTTCGTCTTTGTTTAGTTTAAAAAACTCGATGCGATCTTTCTTTTTTGAGTTAACGAGTGCAGAAAGTACATTAACTGCTGTCTTGTCTAGAGGATATTCTCTTAAAATGTTAAAAGCGTATTCTTGTAATTCTTGAAATTGTTCTTTATATGTATCCATTGTTTTCACCTCGTTTTTTTATTTTTTATCGAATGTTTTCAAGATTGTTTTCAATCCATTCAAGTCTATTTTTGCGACCTGATGGAATAGGTTCTTGGCTTCGTGAATAATTTTTAAAGCGCATTTGCAACATGTACTCACCACCACCAAGCGTACTTGATTCTAGTGCAATTTCCAAATAAGCGTTAGCAATGTAGCTACCGCTTGAAGTGTACATCCTACCAGTTCCGCCTATGATGTCATCATGGTGATCTTTAAGCCATTTCATAAGCTGTTCCTTCTTGAACATATCATAATAAGCGTAAAATGGCATGTTTAATTTAAGGGAATTATCAATATAATAATTAGTTTGAGCCTTGCCAATCATGGCAAGTTCGAAATCTTCGAACAGGCAGTCAAGCATTGCGTTTACTCGTGCTGCTCCCATCTTTTCGATGGAAGTATCGCCATTTTTGAACTTCTGCCAATTGGCATCAGTGAATTTGATGCCGGGCAATTTGTAGAAGTCATTTTCAAATTTAAAATAGCGTCCCACGTATTCCAAGATCAGTTGTTTAATGTCGTTGTTGATTTCCATTTTTTATTTCTCCTTTTTTAATTATGCTACTTCCCAAACTTTTTCAGCAATGTAATAAGTACCAATGCTGTCTCCGTCAGCTACCACTTCGATACCATAGTAAGCACCTTCTTTGTGCATTACTTCATTGAATTTAACTTCTTTAGCAAAGTCAAGAACTTGAATCATTGAGTATTTGCCAGCTTTACGCATCTTTTCCTCAACAGCTTGGAATTTAGCTAAGCTAGTATTACTACCCTTTGCATCAGACCAAGCCATTTTCAATGCTTCTGCGATGTATTCGATAGCTTTGCCACCGAATTTTTTAACTGCTTCTTTAGCGATTTCCCACGCTTTTTTCATAATCTCTTTCTTCATTTCATTTCCTCTTTTATTTATCTTATAAGTATATTATATATCATACATGATAGTTTGTCAATGCTTTTGATAAATAAATTTAGATTTTTTTGCAAAACAAAAAACCCACCTAAAAAAGACGGGTGTACAGTTCGAGAATTTAATCGAAATGATGCAAGTATTCTATCTACTGTAATAGCACTTATCTATTAGAATGGCAAATAAAAAAGCCCTGCGTCAGAGCGTATCTGTCCATAAAAGGATGCAGGGGGTTTGTCGTTTCATGTATATTATAACACTAAAATAGTTTACAAGGTGATATTATTTGCCGAACCAAACAGGAATAGCAATAACAGCGATAGCTACAAGAATGCAAATAAACCAATATGTGAATTCTTTTCTATTCTTGGCTTGTTCCTCAAGTTGCCTATTGGTTTGTGCTAAGAACATGTTTTCCATGCGTTGACCAAAGGTATCAAATTTAGCGTCAATCTTTTGATCCATCATCTGGAATTTCAAGTCTAGTTCGTTCTTAGCGTACATGTCGTCTAGTTTGTTTTCAATCTTTTCAACACTACGCCCTAACTGGTCAGTTCGGAGAGATAGTTCAGTCTTGTCTTGGTTTAAGCTTTTGGCTGTTTGTTGGAGGAAGCGTTGAGTGTTTTCTTCGTTCTTTTCCAATCTTTGCTCCAACGATTGGATATCCAGTTCACGATACAGGTCAATAGCCGTTTTTCTTACCTCATCTATTTGTTTTTTTATTCTATTATAACACAAAAAAAGCCCCAGCAAATGCTGAGGCTTCGACCACTACTGCCATGATATCCCTATTGCAGTGTTAGGGGAGGTGATATACTCCTTTTCAATTTATAGTTTTCGTGGTCTATTGGTAATAGTTTACCAAGTCATCTTTATTCCAACAAGAGAGCCACACTGGACCAAACTGACCAAACTCAAATTGTCTGTAATAATAACCGCCGTAGTATCCACCGTTGCCAGTGTCTACAATGTTGGTTTCATCATCAGAGAATGAAAAGTACATTCCAGCTTTAAAATCTTTAGACTCACCGTCTGGCAAGTCGTTCCCGTTGGCATCCACCCAATTAACCATATCAACTGGGACACCGTTTTCCGTCCAATCGAATCCAATTGGTGTTAAGTAATCACATCTAATCTGCCAGATTCCATTAACGTATTTGACTTCATTGGCTTCATAATATGCCTTCTCTTGTGTTACTACTGCTGTATTAGCTTTGTTATTAGTCTGTGGTGCAGAGTCAGCATAGCGCCAAACCTCTATATATGTAGGCTTGTTCGCTGCATAGTAGTCATTCCACGGATATGTATTGATAGCTTGTCCTACTGCTCCTTGAGTTGAATAGTCGCAACTAATGAAGTTTACGCTATCAATCATGACGCCAACATGTCCACCAGCTCCACCTGAACTTGCCATGTCTGCTCCCCACGACATCATTACGATATCGCCCATAAGTGCATCCCAGTCCTCGTTACGAGAAACTCGATAAAAGCCATTTTTAGCAAGTTGTTGACCAAGAGTGACAGTAGATGGCAACCCTTGGATAGGAATGCCTGCCTCTTTTAAGGCTTGTGACATAGACCCAGAACAGTCTGCTGTACCATCTGATCCATTGCGTGAGCCATACATAGAATAAGTCAATTTCCCACGGTGGTTAACAAACCAATTGACTATAGATTGTTGAACACTCATATTATTTTCCTTCCTTATCGTCTAGTGGTTTAACGTAGTTCAATGCTCGTTCGCTATCCGTAATACCTTTAGTAGTAGGGTCGGTAACGATTCCGAGAATAACTAATATCATCAATAGAGTATTGATGCCATCTTGGATATTGTGTGGAATATCAAGCCCAAATTGTCCCAACATAACGAATACTGCTGAGATAAGAGCTGATAATGTCACTTTATTTTTTAGTCGCAATTTTAAATTAATCATTGTCTTTATCCTCTCAAATTTCTATCTACTAATTTTTTAATTTCCTCAATATCTCCTTTAAGCTCTCCGATGTTTTCGTTAAGATGGTCCATACGTTGGACGAGAGCAAAAGTAATTTTCTGTTCTTCTTGATGCTTGTCCAGACGCTGATTATGACTCTCTATTGTTTTCTCAAGCTCGTGATCGACAACTTCCAATTTAGTGATTCGATGTTCTAAACGAGAGGCGCGTGACTGGCTTGAAAAATAAAAACTCGCACTTGAAATAGATATAGGAAGTATTACCGTTATAAGCCAGTTCATCAAATCTGGCTCGTTTTGTGGTCCCATAACACATCCCTCCTATGCTATTCTTGTGTAATCTTTGCCAAGAGTTCCTCATCGTTAACAATAGCAGCGATTTTCTCTTTAACTTTTTGTTTCAAAACTTCAGGAACACGGTTAAATGGGTAGTTCCCATTGGCTACGTTAATTGCAAATAATTTTGCTATCATATCTTTTTCCTCTTTCTATTTAGTCTTTGGTTTCAGTCAAGTCTTCGTCAGTCAATACCTTTTTATCGTAAAGTTTATCAATGATATCGATCAACGTTACTTGTGCTGTATTTGATACATCTTGATGTTTCTTAATTTGTTCTTCAATTTTGTTAAATTTCTCGTTTTCAGCACGTTGAGGGAAGTTTTCTTGATAGATAACCTCTAGTGCTTCTTTCAATAATTCAGTATTTGATAAGTCGATTTTCTCGACTGGTAAAAAGACGGGTACGTAAGCCCCGTCTCGGTTTTTCAAAACTATTTTTGTGGCGTAAGCTGCACCACTTGCATCGTATTCTTTTGATTTTGATTCGTACTCAAATCTCATATATTTTTTCCTTTCTTTTATAGCATAATTGTGAGTTGACCAGCATATGACCATCCATTTTTTGTTGATAAAGCCATTAAAGAGTTAGAGCCTTTATCTATTTGTACGTGTGTATTATCACTTCCATCAATTATCCAGACAGCAATGGTTAACATATAGTTTTGAGGCGCTGTGAACACTTCTTTTGGAATCGTTGCAAACGTGATGGTATCTCCGTTTCCAACGAAGTCGTATTTGATTGTCAATATGTCACCTACCCGCTTATAGAAGCTATTGTTGTATCCTGCATACTGCCATCCAGTATTGATTAGATTAGTGTTATCGTTTCTTGCAAACTCTTTCCACGGTTCCCAGTCGTCAATTATTTTCGACCATCTGTGATGCCTGAAAAATAATCGACCATCATTACTCCAGAATGTCTGGATGGCTTCTTTTATACCGTCAGTATTATTTCCATTGTAGCTGTAATGGAATAGAAACCCCCACTGACCATTAGGATTTCCCGGTGCCGATGGGCCAAGGCAGTATTGTCCCGGTTCATAAAGGTTGTTTGCATTGCCAACATTCCCTTTGGGACCACCGTTATTACTGGTTAGCTGATATTGTTGAATCTGGCTATCATTAGCATAAATATCACCAAGCACATCAAGAGCACCAAATTCACGTATTTTCCCAACACCTAGACCTTGTCGGTCATAAGAAAGTACCACCCTTTCAACAGGAACGTCAACGTTAACGCTTGTGCTTGTGAATTTGTCTTCTAAAATTGCCAATACTTGCCATGAATGTTTGGCACTATATTCCCCTGCTAAATCAGCAGATTTATTGACTATACTTGAAACGCCAATCCATTCACCAGATGCTGGTCCATTGTCAGTTGTGTAATCATTCTTACCATAAGGCGACACTTTGAAAGTAAGTTTCATGGTGTTTTTTTGAACACCGTTAATGGTTAGTGGTGCTATCTGTGCATTTCTTAGAATTTCTAAAGTACTAGATGTTTCACCAACGCGTTTTACGTCGATTTTCAGTGATGGTGCAAAATATTCAAGAATGGTAATTGTTTTATCAAATGGCTCGCTTTGTCGACCTCGGCTGTCTGTGACAGTTGCTCTAATGGTAACTTGGCCATTAAAAGTCAAATTCCCAAACGTGCCACCGTTAGAAGTGATTGTTTGATTATACCCTACAATTTCAGCTCTGTAATGATCAATAGTCGAGCCATAAGCACCAGATGCACCATCAAATGATACTTTTATATTTGATAGCATCTGGACGAAGTGTTCTGAGCTTGAAATGAGATTACCAGCTACTACATTAGTATCTGATAATGTTATCCCAGATATTTTCGGTTTAACGTAATCTGGAACATTTAAGTATATAGTTTTAGTGTCGCTTGAAACTTCTCTGCCACCGTCGTATGTAACTACAGTAATGTCTCCTCGACCATTAGTGTAGTTTGGAAGTTCATTACATAGATCCATCGGTGGTGTCCATGTGAACGAATCTTTGACATTCTCGTTGGTAATTTTCTGATTATAATTACCATATTTTACCCAGATTGCGTGCCTATAACTATCTTGACGTGCGTTAATTTTTATTGTAACAGGACTTCCGATTGTAGCTGAGACATCACTTGTCGTGCTTCCTCGTGGGATATCGGTTAATGTAAATGACACTCCGCTAATTGTCAGCGTCCGAGGACTCCATCCGCCCGAGCCATTAAACTGTGCTGAAAAAGAGAACGTTTTTTGTCCATTAAAATCATGATTGATAGTCACTGTTTGGTCTATCAATGGAATTGTTTGATACCAACCTAGCATGCTAGGTGAACCAGACCAATTCAAACGTTGTCCTTCAAAATCGATATAAGCACTACATTGATATTGAGCAAAAGTAGTTGTTGTGTTTAACAGTGCCAATTGAAATCTGACCTGACTCGTATTAGCTACTTTGTCTTGGCTTATTTGGTCAACCCAAAGCCTAATTCTGTAACCTCTGTCGTTATTACTCCAAAATTCAGCCATTTTAATCTTCTCCTACGTATCGTATTACATTAATATCTGGGTCAAGGTGATATGGTTGTTCAATATATCGCCCAACTTTAAGATTTTTCTTGAAAACACCATTGTCTGCCTCAGCTTTACCATCAGAAATAGTCATTGTCTTACTACCTGCACTAAACATCGTTACGCCACCGTCCGGATTAATCATGATGCTCTTGCTTCCATCTTGTTTACCAATCACAAATCCTTCGTTCGATGCACTCATGTATGTGTCAACAAATTCCCAACGTTCTGATAGCTCACCTAAGTTTTTACTTAGTGATATCAAACGCTGTTGAGCATTTTTCAAATCTTGCTCTGCTTTAACACGAAGTCTTTCGCTTACTTTACGAAAATCGTTGTAATCTTTAATCCAGTTATTCACGATGTCAGCTTTAGCTTTGGCTTCTACCTCGGCTTTAATAATATTGGCTTCTTCGTTTAGTTTATTAATCTGTTCAGTTGTCAAAACAGCATCCGCTTTGGAATCAATCTCTTCTTGTATATCCTCGATGGCGGGTGTCCACTCAGTAGGTATGTTGCCTTCTTCTAGCTTGATATTCTTGATTATTAGCCAATTACCATTAGTAGTTGGCATACCTGACAAGTAGACCACTTGAGACAAATCATCTGGAAAAATTGGTTTACTTTGCAGAACACATGATACTTTAGTCCATTGATTTGCCAAAGCTTTATTCATAAGGACAGTATCAGTCAATTCAGCTTGGTAGTCGCCTCTCATTAGCGTTGCTGAAAAACTTACATCAACACTTGGTTTTACATCAAACGAAAGAGTGTACTGTGTGTTTGGTCGTATGAGTTTACGCAACAAACCTTGATATTGAATGAAGTTCCAACCAGTATTTGCTGTTTTTGTACCTTTGGTTAATTTAACAGCACGAATATCATCGATATTGACTTCTTCAACGCTCTTGTCACCATTCGACATCTCCCAATCCCAATTAGTAACACCTTGATTGGTTTTTACAAGTAAGTTCCTACCACCAACTGAAATGCTACCAGCAGTATCATTCCATGTATAATCTTCTGGATTAGTGCTGTCTTCTTTGTAGTAGTTGGTAAGTACACCTATATATCGTTTACTTCCAGTCTGAGTAAGACTAAAACCATCTCGTCCATCAGCACTGTCTGCATAAGCAAAGTGTACGTAAGGTGTTCGTCCGTCTGCTCCAGGTTTACCAGGAATACCATCTCGTCCATCGCTTCCCTTCCACTTGCTCCAACGATAGTCTTGTGGGTTAGGACTATCAATAGGATTGAAGTTTTGATACATTCCGATGTATGGTTTATTGACATCTGTTTGACTAAAACCTTCACCAGATTCAGTATCAGCATAGGCTATATGGGTATATTGTGTTTTACCGTCTTCACCCTTTGGTCCCGGTATTCCTTGGTCACCTCTTGGACCTTGTAACCCACGCTCGCCTCTATCACCTTTGGGACCTTGAGGACCGGTTAAACCTCGTTCACCTTGTGGACCTTGCTTGCCATCGTTTCCTCTAATCAAACTCCATGTGTAGTCTTGAGGATTAGGACTATCTACTTCCATATAGTTCGTATATTGACCAATGTATTGTGGATAGTCAGCAGTTGTTACTTCGCTTGCTGAAGGCATCCACGGTGTAAGAGTGTTGCCAATCTCTAGCTTAGCGTTACGGTATGAATATGTCCCTGAATCTCTGTCGTTAGTCCATGCTAAGTTTGCTACAATTTGTGTTGCACCACTATTTCCAGGTTCTGGCCAAGTGAATGTCGCATGAATCTTTTCTCCAGACTTTACTCCCCGATTTGAGAAAAGGGAATCTATTCTCCCCCACTTGTCATCATTACAACGAAACACTTCAACTAAAACATCGTGGTCGGATTCCGGAACTTCAACAGAAAAAGTGTATTCTTGACCAACTTTAGGTGCCTTGTATGCACCAATATGTTTAATATTCCAAGCACTACCTGTTACTGTAGAAGGCTTGTCAGAAGTACCATCAAACAAATTCAAATTCGGATAAACTGTGGTGAATCTATCTGTACCATCAGAACTATATGCCCATGCCGTGTGGAAATATGGCGTTTGTCCGTCAGCACCAGCTTTACCAGGAATACCATCTTTACCATCGCTACCTTTCCACTTAGTCCAGCGGTAGTCTTGTGGGTTAGGACTATCAATAGGATTGAAGTTTTGATACATTCCGATGTATGGTTTATTAACATCTGTTTGACTAAAACCTTCACCAGATTCAGTATCAGCATAGGCTATATGGGTATATTGTGTTTTACCGTCTTCACCCTTTGGTCCCGGTATTCCTTGGTCACCTCTTGGACCTTGTAACCCACGCTCGCCTCTATCACCTTTGGGACCTTGAGGACCGGTTAAACCTCGTTCACCTTGTGGACCTTGCTTGCCATCGTTTCCTCTAATCAAACTCCATGTGTAGTCTTGAGGATTAGGACTATCTACTTCCATATAGTTCGTATATGTACCAATGTATTGTGGATAGTCAGCAGTTGTTACTTCGCTTGCTGAAGGCATCCACGGTGTAAGAGTGTTGCCAATCTCTAGCTTAGCGTTACGGTATGAATATGTCCCTGAATCTCTGTCGTTAGTCCATGCTAAGTTTGCTACAATTTGTGTTGCACCACTATTTCCAGGTTCTGGCCAAGTGAATGTCGCATGAATCTTTTCTCCAGACTTTACTCCCCGATTTGAGAAAAGGGAATCTATTCTCCCCCACTTGTCATCATTACAACGAAACACTTCAACTAAAACATCGTGGTCGGATTCCGGAACTTCAACAGAAAAAGTGTATTCTTGACCAACTTTAGGTGCCTTGTATGCACCAATATGTTTAATATTCCAAGCACTACCTGTTACTGTAGAAGGCTTGTCAGAAGTACCATCAAACAAATTCAAATTCGGATAAACTGTGGTGAATCTATCTGTACCATCAGAACTATATGCCCATGCCGTGTGGAAATATGGCGTTTGTCCGTCAGCACCAGCTTTACCAGGAATACCATCTTTACCATCGCTACCTTTCCACTTAGTCCAGCGGTAGTCTTGTGGGTTAGGACTATCAATAGGATTGAAGTTTTGATACATTCCGATGTATGGTTTATTAACATCTGTTTGACTAAAACCTTCACCAGATTCAGTATCAGCATAGGCTATATGGGTATATTGTGTTTTACCGTCTTCACCCTTTGGTCCCGGTATTCCTTGGTCACCTCTTGGACCTTGTAACCCACGCTCGCCTCTATCACCTTTGGGACCTTGAGGACCGGTTAAACCTCGTTCACCTTGTGGACCTTGCTTGCCATCGTTTCCTCTAATCAAACTCCATGTGTAGTCTTGAGGATTAGGACTATCTACTTCCATATAGTTCGTATATTGACCAATGTATTGTGGATAGTCAGCAGTTGTTACTTCGCTTGCTGAAGGCATCCACGGTGTAAGAGTGTTGCCAATCTCTAGCTTAGCGTTACGGTATGAATATGTCCCTGAATCTCTGTCGTTAGTCCATGCTAAGTTTGCTACAATTTGTGTTGCACCACTATTTCCAGGTTCTGGCCAAGTGAATGTCGCATGAATCTTTTCTCCAGACTTTACTCCCCGATTTGAGAAAAGGGAATCTATTCTCCCCCACTTGTCATCATTACAACGAAACACTTCAACTAAAACATCGTGGTCGGATTCCGGAACTTCAACAGAAAAAGTGTATTCTTGACCAACTTTAGGTGCCTTGTATGCACCAATATGTTTAATATTCCAAGCACTACCTGTTACTGTAGAAGGCTTGTCAGAAGTACCATCAAACAAATTCAAATTCGGATAAACTGTGGTGAATCTATCTGTACCATCAGAACTATATGCCCATGCCGTGTGGAAATATGGCGTTTGTCCGTCAGCACCAGCTTTACCAGGAATACCATCTTTACCATCGCTACCTTTCCACTTAGTCCAGCGGTAGTCTTGTGGGTTAGGACTATCAATAGGATTGAAGTTTTGATACATTCCGATGTATGGTTTATTAACATCTGTTTGACTAAAACCTTCACCAGATTCAGTATCAGCATAGGCTATATGGGTATATTGTGTTTTACCGTCTTCACCCTTTGGTCCCGGTATTCCTTGGTCACCTCTTGGACCTTGTAACCCACGCTCGCCTCTATCACCTTTGGGACCTTGAGGACCGGTTAAACCTCGTTCACCTTGTGGACCTTGCTTGCCATCGTTTCCTCTAATCAAACTCCATGTGTAGTCTTGAGGATTAGGACTATCTACTTCCATATAGTTTGTGTATTGACCGATATAGCTTGGATAATCAGAAGTTTTGACTTCATTTGTTGAAGGCATCCAAGGAGTGGCTACTGAACCTTCTTCCCATTTATGACCGGCAGTCCATAAAGCTGAATCCTTAGCATTACCTCCCATATAATAACTAGCATATACAATGTCTCCTTTTTTCAAAGATACAGAGAAACTATCTCTAAACCAGTCGAAATTATTTCCTAAGACCCATCTAGGCATGAGGTAACTAGCGTCTCTACCATTTATAGCTAAATATGAACATACATTCGCATTGTCTCCTGAACTTTTAACGTATGCTGAGAAAGTATATATTCCATCTTTAGGGATAGTAAATTCTTTATATAAACTCCACCATTGATATATTCGTTTTTGAACAATTAGACCTTTATAAGTTCCGTCAGATCCACCTTCTAATGCTCCAACCCAATTACCACTAAAGTCTTTAGTCCCGTCAAGCAAATTCAAATTCGGATAAACAGTAGTAAATCTATCTGTACCATCTGCACTGTAAGACCAGGCTGTGTGGAAATAAGGTGTTTTACCATCGCTACCATCATAAACGTTAGTTAGGGTTATATCATTTCGTGTTATTATCTTCATTACTTAACTCCGCCCAGATTTCAGTGATTGGAGTTGAAATACCATAAGTTCGCCAAATCTGCTCAATCACATCACTTGGACTTGTTGCTTGAAAACTAACTTGTGTGATTTCTCCTCCAAGTTCGACATTGGCATAAAATTTATCTTTCATTATTGATTCACCTCACAAGTGTATTGAGATTTGATATTGATATCAGAAGCTTTAACACTAATTGTCTTACCAGTTTTATACTGATTTCCTGTACCGCCAAAATTAGCATCTAATACACCATTCTGGTCACGCTTCGACCACTTATAAGTGTAAGTTTTTCCATTCGTATCAATTTCAGCACCAGATTGGAAAACTCGACAAGTAAGTGTTGTTTCACCAGAACCATTTTTAAAAATGCTACCTGCTGTGCTCTCAATCGTACAAGTTACTGGGTCTGAGTAATCTAAAAGAGTAACAATTCCACTAACAGATGTTCCTGATGTTCCGCCTTCACGGTCAATGATTACCGCCTTAAAACTTTGAGCGTTTGTAACTGCTGATGGTAGAACTGTTAATATCCCTTGAGAAGTTGTACGATTCCCTGGCTGCACATTAGGTGTTTGACCTGTTGTAGATGAAGTACACAAGTGCCAACCTAACCCAAGGTTTGAGTTATATCCTGCTGAACCAGTTGAACTTACTGAACTGTCAGCATATCCGAAGTAGATCTCTTTATTTCCTTGTGATAACGTTCCACCTTTGTACAAATCAGCGTTAACGGTTAAGCTTGCAGGGTTAGAATTATAGAATGCTCCACCATTTCCTGCATATACATTCGCAAGAACAGCCGACTTGGCAAGTTGTACAACCGTTAAGTCTAAAACAGCTGAGAATGGAACTTTTAGACCTGTGTTTGGGTCAATCCAAATTCCTGACGCAGTAAACCGTGATGCTGAGTTAGCAATTGGGACATTGACTTTTGTTGTAAGTACACTATTTGCATTTCCGCTCAAATGTTGAGCGTCTGTACTACTAGTTGATGTAATAGTGGTTGTTGACGTTCCGTCAGTACGTGTCCAAGTAATATTTCCTGAAACACCACTGATTACAGATTCAGTACTTCCTGCTTTAGTAAGATTAAGCGTTAAAACTTGTGGATTTGTAGCATAGCTTGGTAACCATGTTTGAGCTGTTGCATCGTAAGTTTGAGTAGTAACTCCGCTTGCAGTGATGAAAGCGTTGAGTTGCATACCATCTGATAAATCTGTGATTGTGATTTGTCCACTTGAGACAATTGACATATTTAATTCCTCCTATTAATTAAGTGGTTCGGCAGTACAGTTAAATGTAGCTCTTTGCCAAACGTCGCTATTTGTTATTGTAATTGATTTCTGACTTGCTTGATGAGCAAGATTCCAAGCAGTATCTACTGTTCCGTCAGCGTTAACTTTAGACCACACATAAGCATATCTAGTGCCATCTTTGTCAATCTCTTTGTTATCTTGATATAGTTTTGCTGTGAAAGTCGTATTAATGATATTGTTCTTAAATTGATAACCGTTAGAAGATTCGATTATTAAATTTATAGGACTTACACCGTCATCTCCTTTAGGTCCTTGTTTCCCATCTGAAACATCTGTGAATGTGATCTCTGCACTCGCCACTAACTCGTCGTCAAGGTAAGCTTCAACAGTTACCTGGAGCGTGTTTTCAAAATCTGTTGGTTTAACAACTAACTGATTGCCAGTGCCGATGATCGAATCGCCATTTTTAAAGAAAAATATCGGTTGATAAACTTCACCGTTTTTTTCAAGAGTAGCTTTTAGCACGCTTTGACCTGTGCTATTTTTAAACGTCGTCCCGTTATCGGTTGAAAGTTTCAACTCGTAAGGGATGGCTTGCTCAGCCAATTTAGTCATGCGAGATAACAAACTGTCTGAAACCTTGTTTTGAAGCGCTTGGAAATTAGCAAATACCGTCTTATTCTCTACGGGATTTGTGAAACTAATCTGTTGTTCACTGACACGAGCTTCAAGCATAAGCATAGGAGAGAAGCCTGTATCTTGGATTTTAACAGTGTCTCCAATGTCTAAATCAAGGAAACCATCGACTTCATAGGTAATGGCTGGATAGCAGAATTTTCGTAGGTTTCTAAGAGCTGTCGAAATAAGCACGTCTTCGCTGTCCGTGTCTATTTCCATATCTTTCCGTATCCAGTTATCGCCATTCTCTTTACCGGTTAGAATAGATGGATATAACTCTTTTGAAATAGGAGCATATAGCGAACCATTCTCAAGATAAAACTCAACTTGACCATTCTCGTTTCTCCACTCTTGTTTTCGTTTGCTATCAATAGTAAGTGCAGCTGTGCTTTCAGAGGTTACTTCAACATCTATAGGTGGAATTTCTACTTTTTGCACTTCAACATTTGGAGTGCTAACTGTTTCAGTTCTACCCTCAACAGTTTTACCCTCTTTCAATTCAGGAGGATAACATAATGTCTCAACAGCTCCTAAATAAGCACTAGCAGGATAGCTATTTTGGACAACGTATTGACGACCAGCGTAGTTTTGCTCTAGAACCGTAACAGTGCTACCGTTGTTAGCGATGATTATTGAAACGTGACCCCAAACAGATGTACCTAAATAGGAATTGTATGCCTTGATATTAGCAATAGCCCCAGCTTTTAATTGGTTAACACTTGTAGGTCTAACGACACTCCAACCAAATCTGTCCCAAGCATAGTCAGTACCAATCTTGGCGGCAGCCATACCAGCACCAATTACACCAGATTTACCTGTAACTCCAGCACCTAGACCGGGGCCACCTAATTTCATAGAATACCAAGCTGCTAATGCATAACATTGACCGTTACCTACTCGACGACCTTTCAACCCTTGCGTTTCATTGAGGACGGCGATAACTTTATCGGCCTTAACAGTTCTCGTTACTTGTTTGTTTGGTTGAGTGATTTGATTGTCTGGTTGTCTCCATAAATCGTCTAGCTTATCCAAAATGTTTCCATTCGAACGGTTGATACCATTTCGGATATCTCGCATGAGATAGATATAGTGGTTATATCCAGCCGCGGCATAATCATAAAGAGCTCCTCCAATTCGGAAGAGCCCCTTTGTGTATTCTTCGATGTTCTGCTTGCCTTTGACACCGTACATCTTGCGACCACCACTTGTCTGCTCTGCGAGTAGATAAGTGTAGTCTTTCATAAAATCATCAACGCTAGCATAGTGCATATACGTTCCGCCCTCGCTAGCTGGTCTAGGACTACCCGTGGTTACAACGACACCAGATGGACGCGTTTGTGCACCACCAGTCATACAACTCCAGTTATTATCACGTCTTGCTACATTAGATGAACCCCAAAAGGACTCAAGATAGAGCTGAGATATGACGCCTGATGGCAAAAGGTTTCGCTGAACACATAGATTAAAAATGGTTTGCACCAAACTAGCACTTAACGTGTGTCCTGCATAAGTCAAGTCACCTCCAGCGTATCTTTTTTCAACTCTAGCCGATGGAACTACAACTGGATTTTGAATAGTAACTGGATCGGAGATTCTCTTGGTTTCTTTCTTCGTATCAGATTTTCGTCCATAAGGAGTTATCATGTTATAAATCTGAGTCTTATCAACGCTACGCTTAATGCCATTTATGTTTTTTCCATATTTCAAAATGACATCTGAGCGTCTTCGACCAACACCTTGATTTATACCATCATGAGCCTTGTAAACGTTTAAGACAAACACATCAAGTTGGCTGTTTGGTTGTAATTTTGTCTCAAATTCAATTTCAGCATCAAAGTTTCGAGCTAGAGAAATTAATCGAGCAAGAGTTGTTTCTTGTCCTTCCCATTCTAAAGTTCTCTTTTGGTCAGAAACCTCGTTAACACCAAGAGTCAATTTAGCGAATCGTTCCATTCCCCAATCGGCAAAATACTCTTTGAACGTCATAGGTTTTGATGCCTTGTAAGGACCTCGATACTCTAATAGCAACTCAAGACTTAAGTTTTCACAATAGCAACGAATAGTGTGCTCATCATCTTCAATTTTCATGACGTTGAAAAGATACGACTTGCCCTTGTGTTTGAAGCTGACAAAAGCTCGTTCGTTAAGATATTTATAAGCAATCTCTATCTTCGAATCAGATTTAATGCTTTTCTTAAAAACCGAAAACTCAAAAACAGATGTCCCGCTTTCAAGCGAACGAGTCCATTTATCGTTGAAAAAATTTAACGTGGATTGTTTTTCGTTGTCTATATAGGCTACTTTTTGTAGATTATTGTCATGAATCGTTAATAACATTAAATCCACCTTTCCTCAAATTCAATTGTTACACTAGGCTTCTTCTTAGCCCACGGAGATTGAACAACCTCAATCTGTGACTCGCCGGGAGGGATTACTGGCCACAAAGAACCATCAACAATCTCATCCAAATTAAGTAGATTGTTAAGCGTTAGTGTGTCGTCCTCGCTATTAATAACAAGATTACTTCCTTGAATGTATCTGTTAGGAATGTCTTCGAAGAAGGCGTTATTCGTTTTGATATAAAGCAATTGGTCGAAATAAGCGTGCGTCACAAATGATTTTGACGGAATGTTTGAAATCGTTAAGTGTATCTTTGCTGACTTCTTCCCTTTAATTTCTGGAATAGTGAAAGTGTTATAAGTTCCCCACCAGTAAAATGTAACTTTGTCATCTTCTCGCTTGATATCAGACCAACCACGTGGTTCATTGAATGGATTATGATCTTCATATTCCGTGGCTAGAAACGACCATTGTTTTAAGAATCTAAAACCTCCATATCCATCTGAAGCTAAAGCGTTATATTCCGATTCAAGTCCCAAACTACGTTTGAAGGTCTCAACTCCATACAAAAAATTACCTTCAGCATCTGATACTGTTAGTTTTAAGAATCCATATTGAGTTATATGCCCAGCCCAGAAAATCTGTCTCCACCAGATATATTCATTTAAAGCTCCAACATTCCCACTGCTATCTGGTGGAATGTCAAGTGTTAAGGACGCTGTTTGAAGTTGATTGATGTTAGCGTCTGGATTTCTCAAACCAATATGCGGTCTGTTCCAAACATTTTTAATTTCAAGTGTCCCATTTAAATCCTCTTTAACGTTAGTAATCCCAACGTTCTTAGCACCTTTAGAAAATGCCTGAGGAATGCGGTCATCCCTAAAATCGTAAAGTACTTCAGCTTTTGAAATGATTTTACCGTCAGCTTCTTCTGTATTCCCAGCTTCAAACGCAAACTTATCACTTACAAGACCGTAATAGCCATTTTCAGCGTTTGCTTTAAACGTGATTATTGGATAAGCGTCCGTTGAGCCTTCGTTATCGATAGAAAAAATCATTTTCCCATCTTTTTCTTGGTAATCTGTAACGCGCTTATAAGTAGTAGAATGTGCTACTCCGTCTGGGACTAAAAATTCAATCGTGGCTTCGTCATACCAGTCAGAGATACCTTTGAGACTGACCTCGCCTTTAACGAGCGCCAAATAATAGCGTTCGGGTTCTGTTGGTAGAAAGAGTTTAACCGCTTTTTTGGTGTGTAGGATTCTGGCAGCTTCTTCTCTAACTCGATAAAACTGCACATTGTCAACTGGTGCTGGTTCGTTTGGGTCAATAAATGTCATATCAGCCAAGTCTCTAGTTGCTAGGCTGACTGTAAGTTTTATCTTCTTTGCACCGATATCAACATTTTGGACATTAACCCCAATTTCTGGCGCTGAATCTGTTGAGATAGACCGTTCATTTCCTATTTCATGCTCTACTTTGATTAGCTTGAAATAGTTTGTTAAGTCATACCCATTAAATTGGAATAAAGCCATTAATTGAGACCTCTCATTCGTTTGTAAGTAAATTCTTGTGATTTTTGATAACCACTAATGTCATCTGCTGTTGCGTAAGCAAACTCACGACCATTGATATTGAGTGATATTGGACGTCCTACTAATTCAGTGATAAGATCAAGTGCTTGTTCTAATCTATCCATTCTATCGTCGTCTCTCAATGCTAAATCAACGCTACCTCGAATATTACCCCAACCAAAGCTATCAAATACATTATTGTCTTCAAACAATTCACGTGAGCGAATAGCGTAACGACTAGCAGTGTCAACCATGTTTTCAATTGATGACTTGACGTATTTAACACTTCTATCAATACCAACTGCCATACCTTGACCGATATAGATACCAACTTCATCACGGAATAACCGTGATGGTGAATGAATCATCGCTTTTGCTTGAGCTGCACGTTCTGCTTGAGCTACAAGAGCGTTAGCAGCAGCTGTTACTGCTCCAAGAGAAGCTATCATACCATTAGCCAAACCTTTACCAATCATCGCTCCTACTATTTGCATAGCACCAACGCCACCCATTGCGCGTGCTCGTGCTGCATTTACTAACGAATCAACTGCAGAAGATACAGCACCAACGGACGATTTAATACCATTTGCGATATTTTGCCCAGTCTGAGTTCCTGCTTGACGACCCATTTGAATCATGCGTTGACTACTAGACTGCACAGATTGAGCCATTCGTTGCATAGCTGACTGTACTTGTCCAGCTGCACTACTCATAGCACTAGCGATTCGTGGTGCGCTAGTTGCAATACGCATGATTGATAATGTTGTAGTATTAGCTGAGCTTGCTACAGATGTAAGTTTTGCTGGAATAGTAGAGATAGCACCTGATAGTGTGGACATACCAGCTGTAGATTGCATGACTTGAGCGTTAAATCGCACGAACCCAGCAGCTCCCATCATCAAGGCTGGTGTCATCATTGTTAGTGCCACGTTGAACATTTTAAGTGGTATTGACGCTGTCATGAATTGTGTTGTTAACTGCATGAGAGATGAAGCAAACATCATGAATTGACTATTCAACATAGTTAGTGATGCACCAACCACATTGAAGCTAGTTCCAAGCATAGATGAGCTAGAGGCCATCATGGTGAAGCTTGTCCCTAACATAGCTGAGATAGAAGCCATCATCGTGAAGCTAGTTGTTAACGTTGTTAGCTGTGTAGCTAACGTAGTCAAGGCCGAACCGATTGAGGTCAAGCTAGCAGTCAATCCCATAGCTACTGAGCTGAACATAGTCAACCCAGCAGATGCTTGCATAAGTGATGGAGCTATCATCATAATTTGTGTTCTAAAGATCGTGATAGGTCCTGCAATAGCAGACAATCCAGTTAGTGATTGCATAGCTTGACTTGAGAACGTGCTGAACGATGTTCCTGCGGTAGTTAGCAATGATTGTAAATTAGTGAATGCCGATTGAATGCTTGTAATCGTGCTTGAGAATAAAGTCAAACCAGACACAGCGCTAGTTGCTGATGCTGACACCTTGCTCATGCCATTTCCAAGTTGAGCCATACCAGCACCTGCTTGAGCAAGACCTGCTGAGCTATCACTAATCGAACCAATGCCATGAGCGACTGCTGCAAGTGATGCAGCCATGTCGCTTAATTTTGTGTCGGTAATCATTACAACGCCTTGAGCTAATTGCTTGAAACCAGCGCCCGCTTTTTGTGCAGCTGTACCGATTGAATTGAACACATTGGCAAGACTATCTAAGGCACTTTTTATAGCGCTACCCACCGAATCAATGATCTTAGCAATACCATTGAAGACGCTCTCAATCCCTTTTCCGATACCTTGAGCTGCTGTCGAAATAGCTTTTCCTACTGAGGTGAAAATTTTAGCAATACCTTGTAATGCTGCACCAATTGCGTCCCCAATAGCACTGATAATGCCAGCTACACCACTCAATGCAGCAGAGATACCTTGACCGATACCCATTGCGGCAACAGCGATTGCCATTCCAACAGATTGAATCACGTTAGCAATTCCTTGCAATGCAGAAGCGATAACCCCACCAATTGCTGAGATTATCGGATCTATCTGACTGATGATAGTGACGATGCTATCGACGATAGATTGCAGAATTGGTGCTAAAGTTTTAACAATGTCAACGATAGCAGCAACCACTTGACTCATAACTGGTGCCATTGTCTGAACAGCTGCAACAATACCTTGAATTAATGTCGTGATGATAGGTGCTGCTGCTTGGATAGCTTGAGCAATAGCGCTGATTACCATTGCAATCTGTGGACCGAATTGTCCAATTACTTGAGCAACTTGGACAATGCAATCTGAAATTATTGGAGCGATTGCCACGATAGCGTCAGCGATAATCTGAGTGATACTTGTAATCGTGTCACTAATGATTTGAAAAATCGGAGTAATTGCCTCGGCAATCCCACTGATTGCAGTACCCAGAGCAGTGGCAAAACGACTTAAAGCGTCAATTACAGGTGGCAATACACTCAGAATAGAACTAAACGCATTACCAAACGCTGTAATAAATGGTGCTGCATTTCCTAGAGCAGTGCCGATAGCTTCTACTAATGGCGATAATCGTGCAAGTCCGGGAGCAGCTTCACCAACTGCCTTGACGACAATTCCAAAAGCAGTTCCGAATGCTTCAATGATAATTCCTGCAGCTTTGCCAATACCTTGGACGACTGTGCTAAATGCTGTACCCAAAGCTTTTAATATTTGTGAAACCCCTTGGGATTGAGTAGCCAAAAGGGTGAATGATGCCACAATAATACCAATACCAGCACCGATACCGACTGCGGCAATGGCTACGGCAGCACCGAATGAAAGCAAGGTTGCGGGGTTCAACCCTTTAAGACCTTGTAAAGCATATTTCACCCCTTGCCCAAAACCTTTATAGGTTTCTGCAATACCTTTAAAAATAGCTGTCAAGATTCCTTTGATTGCATTACCAGACGACTTGATAACGTTGGATATTCCACTGAACAACTGAGTAATGGTTGATTTAGAACGACTAGCACTCTTAGCAGCTTGTTCTGATCCCTCAGCAGCATCCTTACCAAACTTCTTGAATGGATTTAGACTATTGATGAAGTCCAAGCCTTTTAAAGCTCCACCTACCGCTGAAATCCCAACCTTAGCAGTCACAAAACCTGCTGCTATTGCAAGTATGCCACTGGTAATACCGTTGAGCACTCCTTTAGGGATGGCACTTACAAAGTTAGCTATTGCTGATGCAGCTTGTGATACCCACTTGGCTAGTGTCCCAAACGCCGTACCCAGTACAGATATAATCGTTTGCATTTCAGAGCTGTTAAAAACGTCAGCGAGTGACGAACCAAGTCTTTTAACGACAACCCAAACATCTTCTAAGGCTGTTTTAAATGCCTTGAATGCTCCTGTATCAGCGAATGAGCTGATAAAGTTGCTAACTGATTTAGTGGCAATTGTTAAGGTTCTTGAAATGCCATATGCTATGTCTCCAAACACACTACCTAAACCTTTAAATAGGTTTTTAAAATCGATTCCTTTAAACGCTAAACTTATTTGACTTGCAACATATCTGAAAGCATTGCTAAGACCTTTTATTGCACTTGTATTGCTAAAACCTTCCCAAAAAGATTGCACGGTCTGACTTATGTTTTTAACCGCTTTATCAATACCTTTGCTCAGATTGTTAGCAAAGCTTTGAATCTTACTGTCGTCAATTTTGCTAAAAGCATCAATGATGCCCTCAATACCTTTGATTGCCTTTGCACTAAGTTTTTCAAAAACTGGTTGCAATTTGTTTGAAACAGTTTCGTAGAGACCACCAACAGCTTCATCTACTGATTTATATCTGGTGGCCAAATCTTGCATGGAATTACCAGCACGCTTGAATGCTTCTGTAAAGTCTTCGGTCTTTATTTCTCCGTTTTGTATTTTGGTGACAAGCTCATCAAGAGTCATTCCCATCTCTCTAGCAACAGCAGACATACCAGCTGGTGATTGTTCCATCATCAACTTAAAATCTGCCCATTGAATCTTAGGTTTTGTCATCGCTTGGACCATTTGTTGACTCAATGTTTTCATCGCTTGTTTAGGGTTTTCAGCAGAAGCAGCAAGTCCACCCATAGCTTTCACTAAATCACCAGCATCGCTTCGACCAATTGCAGCCATTTGAGCGAATGTAGTTCCCATGTCAGACGCTGAATAGATAGTTTGAGTTGCATAATCTTGCATCGCTTTCTTAGCTGACGCAATTTCTTTTTTTCCCCAGCCCAACTGGCTTAAATTACCATCAAATGTTTTCCAAGCCTTTGTTGAATTGTTAAGCTCGGTAATCATGCCACCGATACCGCTGGTTATAGTACTGATACCCTTAGTGATACCAGCACTAACTAAATTAGCACCCAAAACACTTTTGAAAACAGATCCTAGTTTAGCACCAGTTTTACCCAAATTTTGAGCGTTTTGTTGTGCTTTTTTGAGAGCGCTAGACATGCCATTGTCTTGAGCACTCAATATTGCTCGGACGTTAAATGTTTTATCTGCCATCTAGCAAGCCCCTCTCTAGTTTGTAATTAAGATTATTCTTAGCTCGCTCTAATAGTTTGCTATTGGTGATTCTTTCTCCTAAAACTTCACGAGCTCTTTCTTTAGCGTTATAGAAGTCATCAAATTTTTCGAAGTAATACTTCTTGCCATCTTTAGTTGTGGCATTTGCCAACCTATTAAGATAAGCAAGTTGATATATTTCTCTTTCTTTATTAAGAAAACGCTTCTTATACGCTTTCTGATAGAGTTTCATTTCTTTAAGTGTCATTCTTCGTGCTTCAAGCAATGACACGCCAAAGTCAGCCATAGCATTCGTGATTAATTCCTCGTATACTTCGGCCGAATTTTGGTTATCACTCGTTGTTTTGGCTACTCTGTTGCTTCTTCCACTCGTTTCGTTGTTGCTTTCGTCAAAGGTTGAGTTCGCAATGCTGATAAAAAATCATCAAATAGCGAGTCAAGATGTCCTTTCTCAGCTTCTTCAACGACATATGCTTCAATCCCTTTAACAGATGGTTTTTGACGCTCTGTAATTGTTGCTGCTTGAATGATGTCAAGCAAAATTACTGGATTTTTTTGTTGCAAATCAACAACTGCGTGCTGTACACCAAAACCAAATGAAACGCCACCATCTGAGATTGAATAGCGTTTGTCAAGTTCGCGAATGAAATCAAATCCAAAAGTCAAAGTGTAGTCTTTTTTATCGATAGTGATTGTGTGCATTGTTTGTTTACTCCTATTTTTTCTAAAATAAAAGGCCAAACTTTCACAGTTTGGCTCAAGATAATTACATATTATTAGCCGCCGATTCCTGCAGGCGTAGTAGTGTCTTGGAATGTATATTGAATTTCTTTAATCTGATCACTAGTCAACGTAGCTTCTCCAGCTTGCGGTTTACCCTCAATAGTCAATTCTGACTCAATTTCTACAAGGTCTTCTACATTAGCTGGAACTTTCCAGTTTGACAAGCGTCCAATCGCATAGAGAGCTCCATATTTACCGTCTGATTTTTTGTCAGCCAAGTCAATTTCCCAAACTTCTACCTTATAACCGTCAACTACTGAGTTTTTAAGCATTTCATTTAGGTCGTCCTTAGTGCCAATAGCACTGATTGATAGTTTAGTTTCAAGACCACCATCAGCAACTACTGCACCGTCTTTAGTTTTCGTACTGTCTGCATCACGTGAGTATTCCCACTCATGTTCTGTTTGTAGGGCAAGTTTAGCTGCCGCTGTTTTGTCTCCGAGTTTTCGGAACATCAATATTTTGTCTTTACCCAAAAGGGCTTCATTGTTATCAGCCATTTTTTCCTCCTATTAAACAAATTTGAAATAAGTATAAATGACGAAGTGATATAACACTTCATCTGTGCTATTGTCTCGATTGCTATCAATTGACGACTGATTGATCTCTGCTGAAAACTGCTTACCGCCAATGTTTTTGATAGCAAAAAAGCTAGACATCAACTGTCCAGCCATATCTGATAATGTTTTTCGGTCATCCACACGCCCCCAAACATGCACTGTAGACGATAAACGACCTATCAAGTGCGATTTTGTGGATTGTGGCAAGACCATTGTTTCCCCCATGACGACAAATGGGTAAGCTGCGTCATCTGGTGGCAAATAAGTGTAAGTGTTGTAACCTAACTCACAACTAATACGATACATTTCATCGTGAAGTAATTGATCTGGTTGTTTCATGTTTCATCCCATTTTGCCAATTCTTCAACCATCTTGGGTGCTACTTCGTCAAGAGCTGGTTTCATGAATGGCTGTGCCTCCATCTTCCGTGTTCCTACTTCGAGATAACCTGAGTAGCTAGTCAAGGCTTCTACAGTTGCTTTATCACTTTCAACTTGCAAAGTAATACTTCTACGAGTAGCACCAGTTGAATAGCCTTTGTTGAATTGTGCCCTATTAACAGCAGCCTCTTTCAGTTTTGAACCATACTTCCTAAGAACCTTTGAACGTTTTTCAGGAGAAGCGTTTTTTAGAAGACTTTGAGCCATTTCGTCCAATCCTTCAAATTCAATTGTAGCCATTATCTAACCACCTTGTTAGCATAGATGACGTTTCGACCAGCTAGATAACTTCTGACAGTGACAGGTTTGTATTTGCTACCATCGTATTCAATTGTGTCAATATCATCTTTAATAGGGCCTCTAAACCTAACGACTATGCTATTAGTGTTTAACAGTTCTCCTAGCTCGGCTTGTAAATCAAGGCTAACACCAGTAACATTACATGCTGTTGTCTTAGTCCATTCCTTACCGCCTACCATACGTCCTAAATCAGGGTCGTAGTGTTTTGGTGTCTTATCGATATATTTTAGCACTACTTTATCGGCATATCTCATAGAAATAGCACCTCACCCTCTTTAGCTTGTCCAGAAGTTCCATATAGACGCTGAAGCATATTGTCGTAAGGGTCAAACTCATTTTCGTTATCATAATAAGACATTGAATGACCATCTACTGATTCAGATTTAGCACCTTCAGCACCTCGACGATTGAAACGTTTGATGACACAGTCCTCGAAAATGAAAGCCAACTTGTCATCAATCTCTTCGACACCATACTCTGATTTGAAGTGATTAATGACACGCTCTAATAGAATTTTAAGCAAGGCATCATCATTAGTATTAAGGTCAACAGAGACATTTTTAATAATTTTGTCTTTATCTAACGTCATCATGCCACACCTCGCTATTCAGTGGTATTTTTAGCTTTAGTCTTTTTCTTTGGTTTGTCGTCTTGGACGTGTCCTAACTCAATGAGTTCCTCAGTACGGTTGCCATCATAAAAGTCACCTGCAAAATAAACTTTACCATCGGTTTTATCTTTAAAAGCTTTTAGTACGACATTCATAGTAGCACCTCTTAAACCGCAGGAATTACAGTAAGCATATAAACATCGTCCAAACGTTCGAATGATGGCAATGCTACCATTGAAACTTTAGTTTGAACGTTGACTGGATCAGTAGTCTTAGTAGTTGTTACTGCAATACCGCTGTCAATGATTTCAACGTCAGCGTTAACTGTGTTGTCAGCGAACAAGTCGGATTCTTCTGGAGTAGTTCCAAACACAGTGTTTCCAAGTGGTCCGTTAGGGATAAGAGTCAAGTGACCGTCTGGGAAGAATTTAGAAATCTCGCCTTTTTCATTTCGGTAAGTACCGTTTTCAAGAACGATAGTTACACCAAAGTTGTCAGCGATGTAGTTATCAAGTTCAGCTTTAGTAACCGCTGCACCATCACCAGCCAAAGGTTTGATAACTTTAACTGTAGATGCAGCTTTGCGAATAAGACCAAATGTTTTAGCATTCATCACTGCACGTTCTGGGTTAAGTCCGAGCTCACGCGCAGTTTCAATAGCATCTTCCAAATCAGCAAGAGGTGTAGCGCCAGGTTCAGCCCAACTTTTTGATACTTGTTTTTTGTGGTCTGGTTTAACGCCATAATCGATGTCTTTGTTAACGCCATCGCTTGTAAACGCAATTTTACCTGTAGCAAGCACTTGCATACGCATAGCTTCAAGACGAGCGCGTGCACCATTGACAAGCGTCAAATTATCGTTGAAAATACCCGCTACAATTGTGTTAACCAATGCTGCGTTGCCAGAATCTTTCACAAGGTTAAGCTGTTGACGGTCATTTTCCTTAACGAGCATAGCTTCTTTGAAGAATGGCATTTGTTCGTCATGCATTTCAGCGTTGACGCGGTCACGGAAAGTTACGTTTGTATCAAAGGCTGCAGCTTTCAATGCAACAGATTGACCAGAAGCACCTTTGATGTAAGACAATTTAGTCCCAAGTTGTTTTCGTGCAGGGAAGATTGACTCACCCAATGTTGAGTTAACATTTTCTTGCAAGGCATTGAAGTATCCAGCAATATTAGATGCGGTTACTTTATCATAAATAAGTCCCATGTTTTAATATTCCTCCTCTTATTTCTCAGAGATAAATTTAACGAGTGGCAATGCTTTCTTAACTGTATCAGTTACATCTCCACCGTTAACTTTATCTTTGTAAACCTCACCAGCATATAGCACTGATACAGTGTTATCGATTGTCAAATCTACGTCATATAAAACGATTCCCTCAGGTTCAGTTTTGTTTTCAACAACTGCTTTAGTGCGGTCATCGAAGATTGATCCGCCGTTACCTGCTACGAGTGTACCTGCTTTGATGTATTTCTTACCATCAACCAATACACCGGGATAAGATGAGTCTACTATCGCTGATACCGCCTTGTTAGGGCATGAGCGAACAATGTTTGCTGTGTCAAAAATTGTTGTTGTTGGCATTTAAAAAATCCTTTCTGTTTTAGATAAAACGAGCAGTCGTAACGTTTGTAGACTTAGCAAGTTGAGCACCAAAATTATCCGTCTGAGTACCAGTTGTACTTCCGACTTTTGGCGAATTTTGACGAATAGTAGCTTTTACTTTCTCAGCCACTGCATTATTAAATACTTTCTCAAAAGTACCAACCAATTTAAGAGCTTCTGAGGCGTTCTCAGCATGGCTAAACATCTCAGCCAATTCAACTGGTAATCCCTTTGATACAAGGTCTTCTTTGACTGCCATATTGAGTTTCTCAAATTCAAATTGTGCTACCTGTTTTTCAAATTCTGCTTTTTGGTCTTCAAATTCTTTGCTAGCCCGCTCAGCAGCAGATAGTTTTGAATAGTCTTGTTCTTTTTGTAACGCTTTGGCGATAGCTTCGTTTACTCGTTTTTCTTCGCCCTTTTTGTGATTATTCAAAGCAGTTTGGACTGCCTTGTTAACAATGCTATCCAGTTCTGACTGTGATTGCGGAGCTTGGAAGTCGCTCGGTTGATTGTTATCAACGTCATGGCTTACTTCTACATCTTCGACCGTTTCAACTGTTGTGTTATCTGTTTCCATTTATTTCTCCTATCTAGTCTCGTAAGCAATACCCTTTCTAAGCCACGATAAGGTTAGCTACTCCCTATCTAGTCCTGTCTAGGATATTTACCCACAAGCCACGCTAGTATTGTTTATTTAGAGCTTAAAATAGCCCTATGCACCATCAGAGGCTCGCCCTCTACGGTTTCTTAAAAAAACATGGTGCACTATTCAACCTCAACAACTGCACATCGGCAATATGGATGAATAGGTGGTGCATTCGTTCCAATTTCCATGTCAGCAATTATGACAGGATTCTTTTCCGTCTCCTTACCAATGGTCTTGCAAATATCACACGCTCTCGATTCTGGCATGAGTTTGAAACGCTTAAAGCCATTATCTTTCATAATCACTTGTTGAGCCAATGTCTGCACTCTTGCGTGCTCTGTGATTCCCAATCGTTCAGCTTCGAAACGAGAAGCATCCATGTATTTGCGTATTTTACGCGCAATAGTCAAACCGTTTTCGCCTCGAATCAGGGCTCTTGTTACTTCATTCTTAACTAATTTTCGTAACTTTTCCTGGCTATTCCAGATACGCTCTGACCATTTAGCGCCCTCAAAATTTGCATTGACGGCTGTATTCATATACTTTTCAAGTGTTTTTCCACGAGGTACAGTCTGATCAAGTAAGCTCTCTCTTGCAATCTCGCTCTTATAACCATTCTTAAGATAATCTTCGGTCAATTTGCGTTCGCCCTCAGACAAAGCTAATAATTCGAGTTCTAATTCTTGAATAAGCAGTTCTTGACGACCAACCGACATAGAGAAATTATAGTCACGAAGCTCTCTGTTAGCTTTTGGACTGAAGTCTTTGTTAGCTACGTACTGTTTGGCTTTAGTTTCAAAATCCTTGACATCAAAACTGTCCGCTTTTCGTTTAGCATCACTAACGCTTAATCCGGTTTTATTAGCGAATTTTTGAATATACGCGTCTAGTTCTTTTCGTAGTTGTGAGAGTTGTAAGCTGTATAATTCTTCAAGTTCTTTTTTAAACTCAGCTTCACCCTTTTTAATGCTCGCTTCTCTCTCGCGTAGGGTACGCTTTGACCAATACGTCATTCATAAACCCTCTCAAAATCGTCTGTGTGCGTTTCTTTTACCTCGTCGGTATATTTGCCTACGTTGTCATAAAAATAGCTAGGATACCCCTTAAAATCGATTTTAGAAGACTCTTCGTTTATTTTGTCTAGTTCCTCGGTTGGATTTTCAACCAATCCAGACAAGCTTAGAGCTGTTTCTTGTGAAACTTGGCCACCCAAATCATTCAAAATAGATACTTGCTCATATAACGATTTAGGAAGGTTTGGTGTGAATGTGATTTTCAATCGGCTTTCGTCAAAATCTTTAAACTCGTTAACTAATGAGCCAATACGAGCAGCAAGACGGTAGCGTCGTTTCAAACCTTGCGTAAATTGAGATTGCGTATCAACTCTATCTTGGTCTAACCCAAACAATTTGTATTTCAACGCTTCACCAGATGCATTCCCGCTAAAATGATTATCTGACATGTCAGGCGTATTAGTAAATACATGAATGTCTTTGTTTAGGCGTGTCTTATATGCCTCTGCACCAGAGACATCATAAGACTTCGTGAGATATTCGGCTTTGACCGTTCCCTCTTTGCCGTCCGCTGATTTAGGCGGTTTAAGCTGCATGAAGCGCGTACGTTTCATATCGCTAGCTTGCATACCTTGAGGTAAAGCAAGGTCTCCATAGATAGCAAGGATAGCATCTGCCATATCGCTCATATGGTTGGCTGTGTCAGACTCTGCACTGTCGTATAGATCAATCAGGTAAAGCTCAGTTTCATAATCGCCAATACCGTCAGCGTTATTTAGAAACTCTGTAATCGGTACTGTACCGAATGCGTGAGGGGTAACTGAAATTTCATTAAAGCTATCTGATGCATCAAGCGTATAGATGTGTTGGTTCGTGTAAATTTCAACCACATTTTTGGCATTTTGGAGCGTTCCTCGATTATAGTATCTAACAGCTGCGATTGAGTTGTCTTCTAGTGAGTTGTCATAAATCACAAACGTTTCTAGCGGACTTAATCGCTTGATGCGTGTTTCATCATACTCGCTTCGATAGATAACTTCATAAGCTCTACCTGTTTGCGATAAGTCTCGGATAAGATTTCGGTTGTGTGTATCGATGTCGTTGATACGCCCAATGCGTTTAATTGCATCATCGTTTTGTGAGTTATCTTCATTGTCGTCATATTCGACACGGATAGGATTTCCAGCTAAATAACCTGTTTTAAATTTGCTAATCATACGACCATAGTTATGCACAGCTCGTTTATCAGCCATCTCGTTATCCTTACGACGACCAGACTTGAGAACGTCGTGGTTTTCACGTCTGGCATAGTCCAACAGCTCTTGAATCCGTGGAGCTTGTCTCAATTTATGGTGATTGATGAAATTCTTCAACAATTCCCAATTATTCACCATGAGCTCCTCTAAGTTGTCCGCTCGATAACGAATGCGAGACTCTCGATGGAAGCGTAAGTTCAAAACTAGGTCTTGTCCAGTACTGTCCGTAAATAATGTCTGTTCCATCATTCCTCCTAACTAAACATACTGAGCAAGTCATCATAGCTTGCTCGTTCTGTACTACCGATGACATAATCAGAATATATAGCGTATCTCACACTATCAAGCACGTCATCAAATTCTTTCAATGGTTCATCTTTCGTGCTATTTTCTTTCCATCGGTACTGGTATATTTCATCGAAAAAGCGAGGTACAAAGCCCCGCTTAACGTATAATTTCTGTTCTTTGAATAATTTAGCGATAAGCTCGATACCAGCTATGACTGACTTGTTAGCGTTGCTAATATCAAATCCTTCGTTTTCAAACCTTGCTACGTGTTCAGGTCGGGCACTATCAGCATAAAACGGAATGTTACCATAGATGCCAGTAAGCTTCCTTGCTTGCTCTACCCACCAGTCAATCTCTTTGAATTGTGCTGCTACGCCATCGACAAGATAGAAGTTATTATCTACTCCTTCACCAACAATCACGATAGATCCGTAGTGAGTATATCCCCAGTCAATGCCCCCAAAATAGCGTTTCATTTCTGGCAACTCATCAACTACGTGTATCTTGCTGTCATAATCAGCGTAGATAGCTCCCTCTGCTACTGTCCAGAGTCCTAAGATATCTCTAGAGTAGAACTTACCCTTTGGCGTAGCTGCCTTGATAGAATCGATATAGCGTTTCGATAAGAAAGTATTATCATCTAGCTTGAAACTAAAATCTATAATCTTTCCGTCGTTCTTACCGATATAATCTCGGTTAAGCCAGTGATTAGGATTATCTGGGTTACTATCCCAAACAACACGAGCACCATCACCAGAACAGCGTGAGATAATCTCTTTAAAAACAAACTCATTGGCTAGCGACGCTTCGTTGACATAAGCTCCGAACGCTGTAAAACCACGGGCACGTTTAAGACCAGATATAGAGCCAGTATAGACCTGCACGACTTTGACACCACAGAAAACGAAAGAGCCATGTTTATCGTATTTTGGTTCAAAGCCATACTTGTTATAAAGTTCTTGTAAGACGTTATTCTGAATTGCTGTTGAAGACGTACCTGCCAAAATGTAAATAGGCTCATCTACACCTAATCGGTCAGCAATTTTTCTGACACGACTTAATTCGGTTACAAATGTATCATTGTTAACAACGGTCTTACCTGCTCGTTTAGCTCCATGAAGCCCACAGATGAACCAGTCGTGATTCCAGATGTAATTAAGCACTTCTAACTGTCGCTTGGTATAGAGCTTACTCAAGTCCATTGTTTACAGCTCCTTTGATAAGGTTTAGGAAGCCAGCTATCTTTTCATCTTGTCCTTCATCTCCACCAATTTGAGATTTGAGTTTTTCTATTTCAAGCTGTAACTTCTCGGCTTGTTTAGTTGTTGGATAGCGTTTCAGAATTTCGGTGATAGCCTTGATAACGGTGTTATTATCAGCTTTCTTTCTGAGACGCTCAACTTCGCCACTAACTGGGTTCATCATGACTATTTCTTCATCACGCTTGCCCCTTGCAATATCGGATAAAATGGATAAGGCTTCCTTGGCGTCCATGATGTTCTCGTTGTGCATTTTTTCAATTTCTGCGTTTATGGAGTTTTTTATTTCAACTTTTTTCAGCAATTTCTCAGCTTGCGCTCCAGAAGTTTTCGGACTATAGCCAGCATTTATCGCTGCTTGAGTTCCATTTCCTAGCTTGATATACTCGCTAACAAATAGCTTTTGTCGTTGATTTAGCCCAATACATCCACCTCCTTAGTTGCTAGATTTCTTTTCATTAAATAAAGACAGCCCACAAATGAGCCGTCTTTCTTTTTTTCTTCGATAATATAATAATACCACTTTAAACACTTGTAAGATACCGTATTTTATCCGTCAAAATACCATTATTTCAGCGTTCTACGACTAATTGACCATCTCTATACAGTTCTGCAAATGCTAGGATAGAATGATTTAGCAATTCTTGAAATGCTGTTCTCTCAAAACCAATAGACTGTGCTATTTTCCAATTCGGCTGAGGCGGATAAGCTAGATATTTCTCTATCAGTATTCTGCGATAGTCTGGACGATATAGCCCATTAACCGCTTGTTCTATGGCTTCTAGCTCATTCAATGCATCGACACGTCTTACTGCGATATTTTCAACAGGTTTATTCACTCCGCCACCCCTTGGCATGAATGTAAATTCCTGTGTTATTTTCTGTTCAGCGCTATCGTGTGCAATCTCTCGCCAGCGTGGATATTCTCGAAGCTTGCGTTTGCAACGTTTGACTGTTGCTTTCTCATCAATTTCCGGCAATAGCATTGTACTAACCTCTCTGATATAATAGTAGTGTTAACTTTCATAAAGTGCCGGCAATTGTGTCGGTCTTTTTTTTGTTTTTACCCAAGAAACAAACATTAAGAGGTTATGAAAAGATAAGAGTGTTTGTTCTTGGGTCTTTTATCACCCCCCTCTAGTTTAAATTCCAGTCTGCTCCCAGCAATGCAAGACTAGAGTAAAAAAAGTATGTATTGGTTTCCTCTTTTCTATAAAATATTTACTGGATTTGTTGTCAAGGTCTGTCAGCTTGACGTTTTGTCGAAAAAATTACCTAGTCATGACAGACTAACAACGAACGAGGGATTCGAACCCACGCACGCTACAAGAATTAAGATGGGATTATACCGAAATAGATGGTTCACGCTGTTATCACCTCCAAACTTGCTGTAATTAATGACTTATAGCGGATTCGAACCGCTACAAGCCCATATAAATCGCTTTATAAAGTGTACGTTTAACACTTTCCTTTTCAAGACCTAAATCACCTTCGGTGCGATATTCTAAATAGATACGATCAACTTCGCTATCTAGGCTTTCAGGCCATTCGTACTTATTAAATACGTACTTAGCTATCTTTCCAAATAATTCTTTTGAAATTATCCCCTCTAATTGAATTACTTTTCGAGGTGTTAAAATGCCCAGTTCTGTATATATTGTGTTAATGGCTGTGCAAATCGTTTTAGCTTGTTGATTTGAACATCCTTTTAATTCCATGATGTAGTTAGCAAAGCAGTTAGGATGTGCTGCTCTTAACCATTGGATTTCCTTACGATATTGAATGAAAAGATCTCTTGTAAGTCCTGCGTTAGTTTTATCAGTATCTGGCTTACATGACCCACGTCGAGTAGAATAGTTCTTTAATAGATATTCTTGTAAATCATTAACTAGACCGTCTGTAAGATACTCGCTCATATCTTCTAACGTTGTATGTGATAGCTTCGAGCGCTCCTTAACTACATTGTCAAATCTTTGTGCGTATTTTCTAGCATGAAAGCGGTCACACTTCTTTGTTTGCATCACGTACTTTGTTAATGTTCTACGATGTTGTTCTTTCAATGCGTTAAATTCAAGCGTTAGCCGTTGATGTAACTCTTTAGTCAGTCCTGCGTATTTGTACTTCCCGCTCATGAATCCTACGCCCCCACCACTGGAAAATGAATGTCACCAATGACTAGAGAACCTACGCTGTAGTAAAAGCCACCATTTCCATCATTAGCCTCACACTCTGCCAAAGCTATTGGATTTTGATTGTGGTAAATAGTTACCGTATTCTTACTTTCTGTTTCTCCCGACCAATCATCTTCCTTTACTACCTGTTCACCAACTTCAATGTCAGTTATAATAGCGTCTAGCTTGACATCTTTGAATTCACCTCCAGCATAGGCACAGCAATCATTTTCTGACATCTCAATAGTTACCTTTGTACCATCTTCAAGTTCTAGGTGGTCTTTATCCCACTTAACTATACGCTTATAGAGTAGTAACTCTTTTAGTTCTTCCAATGAGCCATACCTAGCGTTTTCAAAATAATCCGAATCTGGCTTAAAGCAGTTTTGTAGTTTAATAGTTTCTGTCATCTTAATTACCTCTACCTTTCAAATAACTTGTAATATCATCGCCAACCTGTACGTTGTCATACTGTTCCTTGGTCACTAGAAACTTACCATACGCTCCACAATCGATTGTGTAGAGCTTCCCTATCATCTGCTTACCTGTGATTTTCCCATGCAATACAGCAGCGTTATCAACCTTATGTACCACGATAGCTTCCACAGGTCGATTTGTCACTCTTATGATGGTAGTCACATTGATTACTATTGAAATTAGTAGTAGAGCAGTTAAAAACCTTAGCTGGTTATCTCGTTTATAAGTCACTTTCTTTAACGAACGTTCCATTTACTATCTTCCCTTTGCGGTTTTTAATTTCCTCGTATGCAATATTTAGACACTCAGTTACATCAAGGTCTAATTGATGTGCTAATACGATAATAGTTACTAGCGTGTCTCCGATTGCGTCCTTGAGTGCTGTTTGTGGTTCATTGAATTTAGTCGGTTTCAAGAGTACATCACGAATTTCTCCGACTTCTTCAGTAATACGCATCCACTGGATTTTTGGGTCAGCTTGCTTTAAATTGCGTTCATCCGCCCAGTGATTGATTTTAGTGATTAATCCCAAGAATGTATTATCTGTATCATAACCAAGCAAGTATGGGATCGATACTCCTAAATAATCAGCTAACTTCTTAGCATTACTTCCTTTGATTTCATTTGTGCCATGTTCCCATTTAAGAACAGTCAGTTTTGACACTCCTATTTTTTCAGCCAACTCGGCTCTTGTAATTTTCTTTGAATCTCTTAATAGATAAAGTCTATTCAATATTACACCTCTTTAACCTCTACTCCCTCACAATCGAATACCCAGCCAAAATCAGCTTCTTCTAGCTCTTTTCGGGTGTGTATTGTTCTAAAACGGTCTGTATTGTCTCGGCTGTAAAACACCCAAGTTTTTCTGAAATTATCATAATTCAAATAAGTTGCTTCATCATCTAAGTTTCGGATTCTCACTGTATATCGTTTTTCTTTCTCTACCTCATACCCAAACTGGTGCATGTTGATGAGTGTTTTGATAGCTCCATTCTCATAAGCCTGAGACATCCAAGCTTTGAATTCGTCCTTCATAAAACCATCAACAATAGATAGCCAATCTTTAAAATCTTTTACTTCGTCTCTGTTATTAAAATCTACAACATCATGGATACATTGAAATAGGTATTCTTCAAAGTTATCTTTATGTTCCTCATACCAATCAGCAACATACTGGGGCACTACTGGTTTAGGAATAATTTCACCATATAATTCCTCAGCGTGTTCTATTGAAATGTATCCTTCTCTTGCAATCTTCTTAACTGCTTCATCTCTAGTCATTTTATTTTCTCCAATCAATAAACGGACTTTCAATATGTTCTATCCCATCTCCAACCCACTTATGCACGTTAAACTCTTTTTCTGCTAACTCACTTCGTGGCATTACATTCAAATCACTAAATTTCATATAGTCATCACTTACGTTTTGAATAAAGTACACATTTTTAATTTCTCTACTCAGTGCATCACCGTGGACAACTATTCCATTCATGCCTCTAATCAACATATTGAATAGCAAGAAAGGAATTGCCCTGTCTGATAACTCTTCTACGTGATACCAATAGTTTGATGGTTTATAAGTGAACGGACTTTCATTTAATCTATGTTCTTGCCATGCTTGAATCATGATGCTTCCAGTTCCAGCTGCTACTTCAAAGTAACTGTTACCACTAGTTAGTTTTGAAAGCATTTTACTAACTGCTTGCGGTGTAAAGTCCTGCTTTTTATTCTTTCTGTCAGCTTGCTCTTCTTCAAAATAACTCATAAACCACTCGTACGACATATCTTTTTCGTAGTTTAAAAACTGCCTGAATAATTCCTCACGTTCTGACTTGTTAAAAAGTATATCCATTAATCTGTTAGGTGCTTTGAATGCCTCATCAATTCCTAGTAAAGTTTGGATTTGGTCTGTGGATAGCGTCATCTATTCCACCTCTTTATAAATAATCAGTGCTGAATCATTATAGTAAGTACCACTAACATCACCATCGGCAACAGCAGAAACGTTTGACTGAAATTTAATATCAATAACTTCAATATCTGGATTTTCTTCTAAGAAACCATTGATTAAATCACCAATATCAATTAAACCATGTCTGCGCGACAGGAAAAATTTAGTTTTAATTGCCATTTAATTTACCTCTTTCAATTCTACGGTCTAGATATCGCAATAAATATAACGAAAATAATAGCCATTACCAACCAAAATTTTACTACTAATTCCATCTATTTCACCTCAACCATTTCTACTTTATATAATCTTGAATTTCGATATTTAACACCTCTCAAATGATGCAATCTGTTAATAGCTTCATCTTTATTGTCAAAAATCTCAACGTTATCTTGCATATGGTCATAATAGACAATAATTTTGTACTTCATAATTCAATCAATCTCCTTGCGTTTTCACTTGTTCTTTTTGCGTATGATGGTGTTCCATAGCAAGTAACGGAACGCACTGAAATCCCTAACTTTTCAGATATTTCACGTTTCGTACCCATTGCTATGATTTCTTCGCCTTTGTACAGAGCATATTCCTTTACTTGCATAGTTCCTCCATCCTTGCTAACAATTTCTCGTCTGGTAACTGCTCTAGTGTCAATATACGATTCAATTTCTTGGTATTAATTCCTAGCTTATCGCTGATAAATTCCATATCCTTATGGTTATTGGAAAACCACTCTGAAAACTCTTGTGTTTTCTCTAATACACTTATATGTTCATAATGACCTGGTGCATATATACCAACCAGTTTGTCTTTAACCTTACTTTTCATTCCAGCTCCTTGATTTCAAATTCAATGCGTGGGTTAGGGCTGTACTTCTTGCTTGCTCGTAAATCGCAAACAATACTGTCATCCGTCCAAACAATACCTTTCTTGTCAACCTTGTTGTATCCAGCGTTTGAGATACTATCAAAGAGTGCTTTGACTAGATTATCAATATCAGGCTTCCTGAAATTCCAGAGTCTTTCAGCCATGAACAATTTGAATGCGTCCCACGTTTTAGCTCTCGCTTTTGGCGTTGGCTTTTTTGATACGTTCAAAGGTGCTTTCATGTAGAAAGTTACATCGACTGAAATTGGTCCATCGAAGAATTGTCCGTCATATTCTTGCTCAATGAGTCGCGAACATTCACGTCTCCACGCTTTCATTTTAGGATCTTCGTAGGTTCCAAACTTACTGAATCTAGGTCTTGTTTGAGGTTTAGGCTCGATATTTAAAATCATCTTCATAGTTTCCCTTAGAACGGCAAATCATCACTACTGATATCTATAGGATTGCTATTATGGTATTGGGTGTTTTCTCTTGAAAAGTTTGGTGCTTGCTGTTGTTGGCTATAACCATTGTTAGCATTTCCACCCTCACGAACTGCACGACTTTCCAACATCTGGAAGTTTTCAGCGACAACTTCAGTCACGTAAACACGTTGACCTTGCTGATTTTCATAGCTACGAGTCTGAATACGTCCAGTAATGCCAATCAATGCACCTTTTTTAGCCCAGTTAGCCAAGTTTTCAGCTTGCTGTCTCCAGATAACGCAATTGATAAAGTCAGTTTCACGCTCTCCGTTATCATTTTTGAAATGACGGTTAACCGAAAGACTGAAAGATGCTACAGCGATGTTGTTTCCGGTATGTTTTAATTCTGGGTCTTTAGTTAGACGTCCAACTAATACTACGTTATTGATCATGTTTTTTTCTCCTGTTCAAAAATTATAAAATTTCATAATTTACAAAATTATCATCTAGCAATTTAGCAAATTGATGCCATTGTTTCTCTCCTCCGTGGAAAGTCAGTGATAGGTTAACCTTGTAAGTTTCGCTATATTTTTCAGCTTCTTCTTCGACTGGTTTTGATTCTTCGATAATCTCGCCTGTTTCAGCGTTGACTGCTTTAATTTCCTCGCTAGCTGATTGCTTGGCTATTGCCTCAATCTCTGCCAAGCGTTCTGATTCCGCTTTTCGTTTAGCTTCTACTTGTTGCTTCCGCTCAATAGCTGCATCACGGTCTTTTTTCATTTGTTTGAGAATTTCAACTAGAGGAGTGTCATTATTTAGCGCTCTAGTATATGGTTCTACAGGCAGTTCATAATCAATGGCTTGTTCCTCAATTATTTCAATATTTGCCTTGTATTCTTCGAGTCGGTCGTACTCATCCAAAATGAGTGCATCAATCTTTTCCACTGTCTCTTTTTTAAGTTCAATCTTATTAGTTTTGAAATATCCCTTCAAAGAGAAGTCATCATACTTTTCTTTGAAGGTATCCTTATCGATACCAGCAAGTTCGCACTTTTCTTCAAAAACGGATCTAATATGGTCAACTCGAAGCATTTTTTGATACTTTTCAATCTCGTCCCGCTTTTCTCTCAAAGTATTAAGAAGTTCTTTCAGTGGTTTACATGATTTTTTTAAATTTTCTTCAAATTCAACAAGTGGATTCTTATATACTTTCGAAATGTCTTTTCGTTTAGTTTCTAAATTGTCGTAAAGTTTCTTATAGCGCGTGATCTCTTTCTTGATCTCGTTATATTCCAAGTCATCAAGCATATCATTAGATAGCTTACTGACTGCCATTTGAATAGCTTTATCAAACGCTTCAAAATCGAAGTTAATTCTTCCCGGAGTGTAGACTGGTTCGATTGTTTCCAAGAAATTATTTGTAATGTCTCTCATGCTAGTTCTCCTTTCTGCTATCTATTTGAGATTGAATATCGTTAGTTACCACATCGAATCCAGACACTAACAACTCATGAAAATCATTAAGTTTGTATTTTTTCAAATAGTAATTAGCTACCGTTTCGGCTGATTTCCCAGCAATTAGAGCTAATTCATTGATTTGTTTCTCGATAAGGTCATGCTGTTCGTTACTAATGAAGTTAGACTGCTTATTTTTTTGGGATTGAGGGTTGCGTGGTTGATTTGGTCTTAAACTCTCCTCCGCAACTTCATAGTGGTCAACATCTTCTTCGCCGATTGCGAAAAGTGCTTGTAGTGCGTACTTACCAGCGTAGGATTGTACGGCTCCTACCCACTGAGGTTCGTTCATCTGCTTTAATTCTCCGTTGCGCGTTTTCAAAATCGGCACAGGAGACAACTCTGCAAACGCTTGTGCTTGCACTTTTTCATCTTTGTTAGATGCTATTGCGATCGCCTTGATAAAAGTCTTTCCAGAAAATTCGACTAGTTCATAGTTGACTACAACATTCCAATTTGATTTCAAACTTTTAAATACGTTGTAAATATCTTCAACGTGCCTTGAAGCGTACTTTGCAGACCCTTCTTTCTTTTTTTCAAGCTGCATTTTTTGTTGCAATTCAGTAAACGTCATTTCTTCCATTTTATCTCCCTTTCTATCCTCCTAATTATCAATTTAATGAGGTGTAGTGCAATTTTAACGGTGTCCTAGTCTATTTATACTACCTATCAAAACATACGCCTTAAAATCGATTTTAGAGGGGTTTCTAGCGTTGGCTAAAAACTTGCGTTGATTTCTTAGCAAAATACATATATTCGTTGATTTTCGCAATAAACGAATATAAGTCCAATTCATCCATCATTTTCTGTTTGTGCCCTTCTGATACTACAAGACCATGAATGCTCTCGTAGTCCTCAAAGAGCTTTAGTTTAACTTCTGTTTCTGTCATAGCATCATCCTCTTGTCTTGCTGTGTTTTAAATTGATAAACGTGTTCATTTGTAGTTCCAAGCCCTGTCTTCTTGAAAATCCTTGAATAGACACGTTTACCATAAGTTCCCGCAATATCACGTGGACTTAAGTTTGTTGTGATTATAGTCTTAGTTCGCTTGTTCAAAATGCTGTACAATATACCGTTAGACCATTCGGTCACTTTTTCAGTTCCTAAGTCATCCAACACCAACCATTCAGCTTCGGAAATTCGTCTAATGTATTCAGCTTCAAGGCTGAAATCTTCTTTGATTTTTGCTAATAAGTCAACTACGTTGATGAATAGCCCCATCTTTTTTGTGTGATCCGATAATGCTTTAAGAGCTGAGTAAGCTAGATGACTCTTTCCTACCCCAGTGTCTCCAATGAGGACAATATTGTACTCTTGTCCATCTAGGTATCCCTTTAGTTGACCTCTAACATTCTTCAAGTCTTCTTTTTGCTCTTTGGTAACAGCATGATAATTTTCAAAGCTAGCACTTCTTAAATCGTCATCAAGAAGACTAAAATCTTTTAGAAAATATAAGCGTTTTTGTTCTTGCTCACGCTCATACTGTTCTTGCGCTTTGATAGCATTCAGTCGTTCTTGCTCCTCACGATGACACAGTTCGCAAACTGTGTAAGGCTGTGAGTTAGGAAACTTAATTGTGACATATTGTCGTTGGTGCTTGTCACAGTATTTATCGCTAGTGGTCATATATAGCTGACGCATCTGTTTGGCTGTTTGATCTAAACTCATAGTCAACCCCTTTAGTATTTGCTACAAGCTGGACCAAACTTAGGTTTATCGCTGTTTGGCTTGTTAGAAAAGTAGTTATTCTGTTCCTCTTGTTGTTGAGCTACTGTCTTGATTCCATTTTGTGACCATGATTTCAAGATAGAGTTAACATATCCAAAAGAACGTTTGGAATTGTCAGCAGCTTTATCAATAGCTGTCTTGATTAATTCAGGTTCAAGTCCATCGATAACTTGATACTCTTCTAATTTTTGAAGTTGGAATCCATCTAGTAGACCGATTCTTTCTTGATAGTGCTCAAAGATATTTAAATTAGATTTATCAGCAGCAGTAGCAGAAGACATCTGTCCATTTCTCTCTTCTACTTCTACTTCTGTCTTTATATCTATTTTATTTTTATCTCTATTTCTATCTCTATCTCTATCTCTATCTCTATCTCTGGTGGACGAATGTCCGGACAAATGTCCCACTTCTTTGGTGGACAAATGTCCCAAATTTTCCAAAGCCTCATTTTTCTCACGTTTTTCGAGCTTGATTCTATCTCGATAACGCTTCTTTCGTTCAGCTTCAGTAGAGCTTTTGCCTATATATTCCTGAATTTGTAACATATATATAGCTCCGTCATCCATTACCTCGACTAGTCCGAGCTTTTGGAAGACATCCATAGCTTTCTCGATTGTTCCGACGCTGTGACGTGTAACTGTAGCTAAAACCTCAGCACTGTATGGGATTGTGTCGTTAAACATCAATTTACCGTCACGCTTTAAACTTCTCAAATATAGTTTCAACAAGATGTTGCTATACAAATAGCCGTCTTGCATAGACTCAAGTATTATCATTTCTTCCGTCTCAAAGAAGTCTTGTTTGAGCCTCATATAATAGTATTTTTGATTATCAGACATTTTAGACTCACCCTCTCCAGTTGGTTTTTTTATTTAAATTGTCATGGTATAATATTCTTAGATTTTTTATATGACACGGGCTCTTACCCGTGTTTTTTTTAGAGTTTCAATCCGCACACAGCCCTCGATGTACTTCGTAAATATTCAATTTTAAGAAGGTAATTTTGGTTTTAGTTTGTGTGGAAAATAAAGTTTATATTTTTGGGGTATTTAGTTGCACTCCGCACACCGAGGTCTGGGTGCGGATTGAAACAGCTAAGTAGTGTTTTAAATCATCCCACTAATTGATCTAATGGCAATCCGTGGTCAGCGTTGAATCGCTCAGCTTTAGTTGTGTAAGATTCCCATTTTGGAATTTCATATACTTCTTCATTTTGCTTTTTGTTTGAAAAAATCCAGTTAAAAATTTTCATTTTGTTTCTCCTCTTTATTAAAATACATGGACACCGCGATCTTTCAATTTATCGCTTAAACGATTTGGAGCGTCGCCATCATATCCACAGATATAGAAACCAAGTCCCAAGTTCTCATTACTATATCTTTTTTTAACAATTTCGTTTTTGTAGATGTCTACAAATGCTTTGAGTTCTTCCAAGTCTTCACTGCATGGATAAAACAACCAGTCGTCGTCGACCACGACGTGCCAGTTATTACCCAGAACTGTCTGTATTTGTTTGTATTCGATATTTGACATTTTAATTCCTTTCTCTTATCCTAACCTCACTAGCTCCTTGGTGCGGTTATAGTGTTTAGTTATGCTATCTCTTGCCAATTGTTATTGAACCAATCTCTGACGGCATCCCGTGGATATCTAACTTGACTCCCACGACCTTTATCAATCTTTGGAAAACCGTCTAAATTGGTTATCCGAAGGAATTCGGTATAGTTACCGATTCCTAACATTGCTTGGCACTGTTTAGCAGTTAAAATCAGTGGAAGTGTTTGATCTATGTCAAACGCTTTTGTTTTGTCTGCTATGACAGTTGTCAGCAGATTATCGAATCGGTCAGCCAATGGTTTGAATGGGTCAGTCATAGTCTTTTTCAACCCCTATTCTAAAACGTTAAGCGTTCTTGGTTGAGAAATTTATTGATAAAATACTGCTGACCTTTGCCAGTAACTTTAGTGGTTGTGTTGGTCGTGGTATGTCCGTCAGCGTGGTTAATATTTGTCTTTTTCAACTCAAACAGACCTAGCTGCATACTTTTTTGTGTTGGTTGATTCCATGAGTCACCACGTCTGCTAATTAGGTATCCGTTTGAGCGTAGCCACTGAAATAGCTTGTTTTGACCAATATTAATACCATTCTGTTTCAAGATTTTAGCTAGTTCGCCGATTAGACAAGATGACTTGCTAGCACTGACAGCGTCAGCAAACAGCACTTTAGGTCGGTCAGCTTCAATCTGAGCTTCTAGCTTATTGATTTTCTTGTCAGCCATCAGTAATGCTCTTGCCATTATTTTATCTGGACTATTAAAGTCCTTTTCAACTTGGATGAAGTATTGACGGACCTCTTTCCCTTTATCGGTACGTTGAATCATTGCAATTTCTTTTGCCATGTCTAGTTTGATGATGTGGTCTTGACTTGGTCGCCCTCCGGTACTTTTGCTCAAAAATGAGCTAAAGTCTTCACCATCTGTAAAACCATATTCAGTCATACGTGGGAACCAATCTTTATAAGCTGTTTTAACGCCTAGAGCTTTATGCAACTGTCTTCCGGAAACAACAGGCTCTTGATTTTCGTTTAAAGTTATATTAATTAATTCGTTCATGTATTATCCTTTCTAAGTTGAATTAAATTCAAGTTTTGTTGTAAAAAAAATATCAGATACCATACAAATCAGAAGACTGGATGTTGTATTTATTACAAATAACAACCATATTTTTAGGAGAAATTGAAAGTTGATTTTTCTCCCATGCACTAACCGTTTGAGGTGTAGTACCAACGCTTTTAGCAAACTCCTCCTGCGTCAAATTGTGACGTGCTCGGAGTTCTTTGATTGTAATTTTTGGAACTACTTCTGTCATTTTGTTTCTCCTCTCTAACTAACTTACAAACATATTATAACTTGAATTAAATTCAACGTCAATAGTTTTATTGATTTTTTTTCAAGTTTTTTTGTTTTTTTTATATATCTACTTGAAAATTAGTAAAGTCTACTATATAATGTCGATATAAGAAACAAGGAGAAAGATATGGATTTGAATAAGCAAAGAGGTAGCAGAATCGAAAGTTTGCGAGCAAGTAAAGGTATTAGTCAGCTTGAATTAGCAAAAATGCTCGGGTATAAATCCGATTCAACTATTTCAAAATGGGAGAGTGGAGCTAGTATCCCAACGGGTACAAAGATTGTAAAATTAGCTCAAGCTTTGGGAACAACTACAGACTACATTCTCTTTGGTGATAACTCAGAAAACAATGATGGTCAGCAAATTATCTCAACCGACATTGATGAAATAATAGAAAATGCCATGATGTTCGACGGAAAACCATTGACTGATGATGATAAGCGTGCTATCCGTGGTATTATTGCAGGTTACATGAATAGCAAGGAAAAGTGAGAATTTATGAATGAGAGTGAATTGCTTGAACAGTTCGGCGTTTCTCTTTGTGAATTTAGCTCTAGCCAGTGGACTCGAGATGGGTTTCTAGACCCTGTTAATCGTGTGGTTTACATCAATAGGGATTTACCAACTGAAAGACGTTTAAAGGTGCTACTGCACGAATTAGGTCACTTAGAACACGACCCTAAACAATATGAGCGTCTGCGAGAGAAATACGAGGCTCAAGCAAATAGGAATATGATCCATGAACTGCTTAAAAACGAAAACCTAGATAATTTTAACTACGTCCATTTTATGGAAAAATATAACCTCACCACTATTTGTGATGAGACTTTTGTGAAAAACGAATACTTAAAGTTAATAGAAACTTGAATAAACAATTCGTAGATATTTACAAAATTTAAAACTACGTGCAAAACTGAATCACGTTAAAAGCTGATGGAGGAAATTTTATGAAAAAAATATTGTCTTTTGGCTTGCTAAGCCTTTCTATTATCGCTCTTACTGCTTGTTCTCAACCCAAAAGCACGTCTTCTCAGACTAGCAAGACGTCAGAGGCTAAAACCGAGCAATCAAGTGAGAGCAAAGTGCCTAAAGAGTATAGAACAGCGGTAAGCAAAGCTAAGCAGTACGCTAGTACTGTTCACATGTCTAAGGAGGAGTTGCGTTCTCAACTAGTAAGTTTCGATAAGTACTCTCAAGATGCTTCTGACTACGCTGTAGAGAACTCTGGTATTGACTATAACAAACAGGCTCTTGAAAAAGCGAAGCAATATCAAGACACTTTATCCATGTCACCAGACGCAATACGTGATCAATTGGTAAGTTTTGACAAATTCACTCAAGAAGAAGCTGACTACGCTGTTGCTAATCTTAAATAACAAAAAGCCCCACACTCTAAAACTTTGACAATCATGAGTGCAGGGGTTCTTTTATTAGAATTTTGGTTATTGTGTAAATCTATATTTTTGGGGGATTAAATAAATGGCATCATACCGTAAACGCTCAAATGGGTGGGAATATCGTATAAATTATTACGATTCTACTGGTAAACGCAAACCGAAAACTAAGGGTGGTTTCAGGACTAAATCAGAAGCTATCAAGGCTGCTGCTGAGATGGAACTTAAGCTACAAGATAACGTCAATGTCGATGAAGATATTACTCTATACGATTATTTTAAACAGTGGTGCGAGGTTTATAAGAAGCCAACTGTTTCAAAAATAACTTATAAGGCATATATCAACAGTCAGCGCAAGATAGAGTTATTTTTCGGCGATAAGAAGCTAAAATCTATTACTGCCACTGAGTACCAACGTGTGCTGAATAGTTACGCTAAAACTCATGCTCAAGATACTGTCGAGCGTTTTAATGTGCATGTCAAGGCGTGCATTGAAATGGCTGTGCATGAAGGATATATCAAGCGTAACTTTTGCAAGTTTGCTAAAATAAACGCAAAGAACAAAGGGCGTGATATTGAAACGAAATTCCTAGAGGTCGAAGAATACGAGCGATTGATCTACGAGACAAGCAAGCATCCAGAGTATGCGTCTTATGCAGCACTCTATATCATCGCCAAAACTGGTATCCGTTTTGCTGAGTGCCTGGGCTTAACAGTGGATGATATCAAACGAGATACTGGCATGCTATCAGTTAATAAAACATGGGACTACAAGAACAATACTGGATTTATGCCCACAAAAACAAAAAGCAGTATCCGAGAGATACCGCTTGATGATGAATTTATAAATTTTATTGACCAACTGCCACCAACCGATGATGGTAGAATACTACCCTCACTATCCAACAATGCAGTTAATAAGACATTGCGTAAAATCGTTGGTCGTGAAGTACGTGTCCACTCATTAAGGCACACTTACGCTAGCTATTTAATTGCCCACGATATTGACTTGATTTCTGTATCGCAAGTTTTAGGGCATGAAAATCTGAACATCACACTTGAAGTTTACGCTCATCAATTGCAAGAGCAAAAATCACGCAACGACGAAAAGATAAAACAAATGTGGACAGAATGTGGACGAAACGCTTTAAAACCGCATGGTTAA